GGTAAGGATATGATACAGAGCTTGGTTGACGGCATAAGAGCCAAGATATCAGCCGTGAGGGATGCCGTGAGACACGTCGCAGATACGATAAAGAGCTATCTGCATTTCTCGGAACCCGATGTAGGACCCTTATCAGACTTTCACACGTGGATGCCCGATATGATGAAAGGGCTTTCACAGGGTATGATATCCAACCTCAACACGGTTAAAGCGGCATCAGCCGAGGTAGCTGGAGCGATATCCCAGCCCATGACGGCGAATAATTACAACTACGGCGGATTTACCGTAGTAGTAAACGGAGCCGAGGGGCAGGATGTGAACGCATTGGCGGACGCAGTAGCAGAAAAGATAAATAGCGCGGTAATGAGAGGACAGGCGGTATGGGCGTGATACGTCACTATTTAACCATAGACGGAAGAAGCACGGAGGATTTCAATACGTGGATATCGGGCGGCGGCACGTTCGATAGCCCCGAAAGGGATGTAGAATTAGTCTCCGTGCCCGGTCGGAATGGCGATTTAGCCATAGATAATGGCAGATTTAACAATATAGAGGTCGAGTATGATTGCTTCATATCGAAAGACCTTGAGTATAATATCCACGCTCTCCGCTCCTACTTGGGATCGTTGACAGGCTATAAGGTACTGGAGGACACCTATCACCCCGAGGTTTACAGACTTGCCCTGTTTACTTCGGGCGTAAAGGTGAAGCCCACCACGCGAAACCTTGCTGGAGAGTTTACGCTGACATTTAACTGCAAGCCCCAGCGCTGGTTTAAGAGCGGAAAAGACCCCATAGAGTACACACAGGACGGCGCCATAGTAAACTTTACCAACTTTGACGCACGCCCCTTAATCAGAGTGTACGGCGTGGGTACTTTTGGCGTGGGTGAAGATACTATCACTATAACGCAGGCGAACGAATACACAGATATAGATTGTGATTTGATGGACGCATACAAGGGCTCCGTAAATTGCAACTCCAATATTGTATTGAATAGCGGTAAATTCCCCACACTACCCAGCGGTGAAAGCGGCATATCACTTGACGGAGTGGATAAGTTGATAGTTTATCCGAGGTGGTATACATTATGATACCTATTTTATATTCCCCAACAGAAACAAACTTTACTACCAACGGGCTCGGCGGTCTGTCTGATTGCATATCGTGCGAAGTCACAGAGGAGCGAAACGGCGCTTACACCATGCAGATAGTCTATCCGATAGATGGTCTGCATTTTAGCAATATAGCTCACTCCTCTATTATCAAGGCGATACCGTCGGACGGCGCTACGGAGCAGTTATTTAGGATTTATAAAATCAGCAAGCCCCTAAACGGCAAAGTGACGATAGAAGCCGAGCATATATCGTATCAGCTTTCGTTTATACCCGTAAGTCCTTTCACGGCGTCAAATTGCGCTGGGGCATTATCGGGGCTGGTAAGTCATTCCATGGAAACTAACCCCTTTACGGTATGGACGGACAAAGAGACATCTGCCACGTATAAGCAGACACTTCCTGCATCATTCCGCTCCCAGCTTGGCGGAGTGCAAGGGTCGATACTTGACGTATACGGCGGTGAATACGAATTTGATAACTACACCGTGAAGCTCCACGCATCGAGGGGCGCTGACAACGGCGTGACACTTCGATACGGCAAGAACATAACCGACATCAAGCAGGAGGAAAATATCGAGAACACCATAACGGGGATATGCCCCTATTGGACAGACTCGGACGGCAACACCGTGACCGGGGATATTCAGTACGCGGAGGGCGCTGATAATTTCCCTTATAAGCGCACCGTGGTTATGGATTTCTCGGGGGATTATCAAGATAAGCCCACCAAGGCGGAGTTGGAAGCCCACGCAAGGAGCTATATCTCGTCAAATAGGGTCGGTGTGCCGAGGATAAGCATTGACGTATCTTTTATCGCTCTATGGCAAACGGATGAATACAAGAACATTGCCAACCTCGAGAGGGTGAAGCTATGCGATATCGTCACGGTAGAGTTTGAGAAATTAGGCATATCTGCAAAGGCTAAAGTTGTAGAGACGGTCTACGACGTACTAAAAGAGCGCTATACATCTATCGAGATCGGCGAAAGCCGCACGGATTTAGCTAGCACGCTTTCGGAAATGCAATCCGCGGTCAATCAGACCCCTACAGAGGGATTTATGAGACAGGCTATAAACCATGCCAACTCGTTATTGAGCGGAGGTTTAGGCGGTCATGTGGTCATAAATCGCAACGCAAACGGTGAACCCAACGAGATACTTATAATGGACACCGACGATAAAGACACGGCGGTAAACGTCATCAGAATGAACGTAAACGGTATCGGCTTTAGCACCACGGGGTACGACGGAGACTATACGACCGCATGGACGATAGACGGGCACTTTAACGCTGACTTTATCAAGGCTGGCACGATAAACGCCATAGATATCACAGGCTCGCATATCACAGGTGTTCTCATGGAGGGTTCAACGGCTCGTTTTGGAAGGGGAGACCTACAGACTACATTGAGTTATGGACCGTCAGCAGGATTTGACGGACATAACGCACTTTTAATCTCGGGCAATGACCGCGTAGCTATTGAAAGTACGCAGTATCAAGTCAGAGTGACGGGGCGTAGCGTTCACGTCGGAACTGAAAACGACATGCCCGAGGCTTCTATATATATAGGTCCATCGGGGTCGGGTAACGGCATACAGTTGGTCGGTGATGTATTGGTGCGTGACGGCAGACTATTTGGCTACGTTGGCTTGATGGGGTCGAACGATACAAAGCTAATGACCTTTGAAGCCAACGGCCGCAAATACCTTGGCGTATATGTTAACGGCTCATTATACGGAAGCGTTCAATTATCTTAACGGAGGAGAAAAATGATAGTACAGAGGTTTAATCTTAACTTAATCCCGAATCAATCACCCGTGATTGTCCACGTTGATCAATACGATGAGGGCACAGGGCGGTTTATCATCACATTATATGATGGAGATATAGCATATACTCCGGTAAGCGGAGCCACAGCAATAATTCAGGGCATGAAACCGGACAGCCATGGATTTATGTACGATGCAAGCATATCCGGAAATGTCGTTACCGCAAATGTCACAAAGCAGATGACGGCTTGTGCCGGAAGAGTACGTTGTCAGGTAGTGGTTAATGAGGGCAACAACAGGACGGGTACATTTGTATTTGACATGGACGTGCAGAAGAGCGCACTTCCTGCGGACTCCGATCTGTCCACAAGTGCTTATCAAGTAGTTGAGGAGCTTCTACAAGAAGCCGAGGACATTAATAACAACACTCCCTATATTGGAGCCAATGGTAATTGGTGGGTGTGGAGTAGAGAGCAGGGTGCCTATGTTGACTCGGGTGTAGACGCATCTATAACAGTTAGCGTTGACCCTAATACTGTCACACTTCCCGCCGGGTCGCCCGCAAGCGTGACAAACGAGGGGACACCGACTGACCCGATATTTAAATTCAGCATTCCTCAAGGTGCAAAGGGGGACAAGGGTGACCAGGGTATACAAGGAGTAAAAGGTGATAAAGGCGACCAAGGCATACAAGGGGTAAAAGGAGACAAAGGCGATAAAGGCGATAAAGGTGACGATGGCGGTATAGATAACACCCAGCTCATCAAAGACACCGTAGGATGGACAGGGAAGAATCTACTGAAAAATGAGGCAGTAAGTGCGACCGCAAGGGGCGTTACCCGTACTGTTAATTCAGATGGTTCTATAACCCTTGATGGAACAAATAGTGTATCTGGGCCTGCTGTCATAGAGTTAAATTTAGGATTTGAATTAGAGGCAGGAACATATATATTAAGTGGTACGCCAGTGGGTGCATGGGTAAACAATGCGGGTTTTAGGCTTCAAGTTTTTGATTTTATAAATAGTGTTCAGATTGCAACTGATGAAGGAAGTGGGAAAACATTTACTTTGTCTGAAAAGAAAACCTTACGGGCAAGGATATGGTTTTCGGACGGTGCAAGTATTTCCAACAAAACATTCAAACCCATGATCCGCAAAGCCGACATCACAGACCCCACCTATGAACCCTATCACGAAAGCGTAGAGGAAGTAGTAGAGCAAATCTACGCAGACAACGGAGTGTTGGGAGCGAAGAATCTGCTGAAAAATAATGCAACCTCACAGACTATCAGCGGCGTTACATTTACGGTAAATGCAGATGGAAGTGTTACGGCTAATGGTACGGCTACTGCTAATATAACGAGCTATTTTATAGACGGAGTGTTTTCTTTGAAAGCTGGAAAATATTTAATTAGTGGTACTCCTAATAGTATTTTTAGTGTTAGTGGTAATGGTGTACGAATAAGCAATGATGATTTTTCCATAAACATTTTCGGGGATGAATATGGAACATTATTTACGCTGAACAACGACACAAGCAATCTTAAAGTTGAAATTCGTATTGCAAGTGGAACAACTGTTTCCAACATTACCTTCAAACCCATGATCCGTCTCGCATCCGACCCCGATGATACCTATCAGCCCTATGCCATGACTAATAGGGAGCTGACGGAGAAGAAAATAAACATAGCAGACCTTAAAACAGTAGTTTCAGCAAGTAGTGATTTTGCTGATTTTAAGACAAGAATAGCATCATTATAACGAAAGAGAGGTAAACAGAAATGAATCACAGGTATTACATCATTCAGTCAAGCAACGGCACAGTAACAATCGAATCGGAATGGGACGACATCACAAAGGCTATCGTGGCATTCCACGACAAATGCCAGGTACTATGGAACGCCCCCGACGTGATAGAGGGAATAGTTCAGATAGTGTACTCCGCTGACCTTGCAGTAGTAGGCGGATATAGCGAAAAGATAAGCCATCCGCAGATTGAGACAGAGACAGAG